TTATTTGGCTATGCCACAGCTCCACAGGTAGCGTCCAAGTATCTCGAAATCATGCGGCTCGGTTTGGGATAAATCCAACTCTGTTGTTGGATATATCCCTTTGTTCGGGTTATCACTAATAATGTTAAAGGTGTGGGCATTCAGGCGTTGTAGGCGTTTGATTCTGATCTCGTCGTATTGTCGGAAGAGATAGATACCTTCCTCTGTGTATTTGGCAGTTGCACACCATAAAACCGTGCCAAGGTCGATTAAAGTGGGGAACATGCTGTCGCCTTTGACGCGCGTGCAGAAGCAGCGGTTTGGGTTTACGCCTAAGTGTTTGAAAAATGAAGCTCTAAACCACATTGCTTCGGTTTCTTCAGCCTGCCATGAGATTGTGCCGTTGCCTGCGCTGCCATACACGTTGATGTGATAGCGTACAGGCACGATATTGGCGGTATCTTGATGAGAAGCCCATGCTTTATAACCGGACACCAAATCTTCCATGCTGGCCGGTATGGGGTCGGCTGAATAGATGGCTGCTATTTCGCGCTGTTTATTGGGTGCGGATGATGCGGCGTTACTTATATATATACTTTCATCCGTCGCAGCTTGTGATATTTCTTCCGCAGCCTCTTCAAACAGGTTTAATAGTCCTTTTTCTATCAATTCTTGAATGACATAACCCGGTAAGATGTATATGGTTTTATTGCCACCCTTACCGCCCTTTCCGGGTACTACTCTTGATGCCCATTGTTCGGACTGTGCGCGCAGCTTTATGCCGGGTCCTGATTTTGGTAGAGATGTAAGTGTTATTCCTTGCTCTGCCAATTGCTCAATCAGCTTATGTAATTCATAGGCCCCAAGTTCTATATTTTGGGAAAAATCCACTTTCATACTCCATTTAAAAGTATAAAAGACAAGTATCAAAGTGCTTTTATACTTTATTTCTTTTTAAATCATGTAGTTGCTTAATTTTCACTTTTATTCTTACTTTTATACTTTGCATCAATCAACTTTGGTACTATAATGCGTTTAAAAGTAGCAAACAAGAAATCTAAACAGATTTTAGCTGATTCTACATCGTTCTTTAACAATTTGGAAAAAAGAGCCGAAAACGCAGATAAACGGTACTTTTACAGAGACTGTTTAACAGACCGTCTAAGAAATTGGACGGTCGATTAAGCGGTTTACTTATGTTTCAAAGTAATAAAGTACAAAAGGAAAAAACAATGCACCCAGAATTGATTAAAGCAAAGCTGCGTATAAAAGGTTTCAGCCTTACTGATGTAGCAAAGCAAGAAAAGGTTGGGGAGCATGCTGTTAGGAAAGCATTACGGCAGCCCAGCCTATCTGGCGAGAAAGCAATAGCAAATGTATTAGGCAAAGAGTTACACGAGCTTTGGCCTGATAGATGGACGATAGACGGTAAAAGAATACGCCCTAGATGGGCACATCTTTATAAGGAAGCATCATGAAAAAGCATTACAGCGCGTCGGAACTGGTGGCTCTTGAATTAAGCGGACTGCCTAAAACGGAAGCGGGAGTGGTTTTTCGAGCCAAACAACAAAACTGGCCGTTTATAGAAGTGGCAGGCAAAGGCGGTCGCGGTGGCAAACGCCGCGAGTACACCCCACCGCCCGAAGTGATGATGCAGATACAAGAGCGCGAGATGGCTAAGGTGCTGGCAGATACGGCGCCGCCGCTGCCGGTGTTGGCGGCCACAAATACGGCGGTATCGACGGAAGTGCGGTACATGCAAACCACCGAAGCGCAGCGCACCCGCGAGGGAGCAAGGCTCGGTGTGTTGAATGCGGTTGAGCGGCTGATGGCTGAATCGAATGTCGGCAAGGATGCGGCGATTACTACGCTGCTGACGCAAGCAAGGCTGCCGCAGTTTGAGCATGTGGCCAAGATGTTTGAGCTGGCCTTAGACGAGCGCGGCACAGGCAGTTTGAAGTTGCCGAGCAGCCGTACCATCAAACGCTGGTTTGCACAACGGGAAAGCAACACGCTGGTGCCGAAAGTGGCCACCGCCGATATGAATATGCCTGATTGGCTGCCGCTGTTCCTGAAATATTACCGTTTGCCGACGAAACCAAGCGTTCAGATGGCTTACGAGGCGTTTTTGGATGCGCTGGCGGTTGAAATGCCGCTGGTTAAGGTGCCGAGCATACACGCGGTACGGCGGGCGATGGGCAAGGTGGGCAATGTGGCCTTGCAAGACGGCCGCAAAGGTAAGCGCGAGCTGAAAAACGATTTGCCGCACAAACGGCGCGAGTTTTTGCACTTGCCTCCGGCTGCCATCTATACCGCAGACGGCCACACGTTTGATGCGGAGGTGCTTAACCCGATGAGCGGCCACCCGTTCCGCCCTGAAATCACAACGGTAATCGATGTAGCAACCCGCCGCTGTATGGGCTGGAGCGTGGGCTTGGCGGAAAGCCGGTTTACGGTGCTGGAAGCATTGTGCCATGCGAGCCGCACGGCCATCGGCGCGGTGTGGTATGTGGACTGGGGTAAAGGCTTTGAAAACTTGATGATGACTGATGAGGCAACGGGGATTATGGGCAGGCTGGGTATGACGATGAAACACTCGCTGGCTTATAACTCGCAAGCTAAAGGCGTATCGGAACGCAGCCATAACATTTTTACCCGCGCGGCGCGAAAGCTGCCGACTTATGTGGGTAAAGACATGGATGCGGAAGCGCGCAAATCGCTGTATCACTGGACACGCAAAGAAATCAAGCTGCAAGGCAAGATTATCAACTCGCCGATACCGACGTGGGACGAATTTAAGGCGTTTATCGAGGCAGAAATCGAAGCCTACAACAACAGCCCGCACCGCAGCCTGCTGAAATTTACTGATGCCGAAGGCAAAAAACGCCACATGACCCCAAACGAAATGTGGGCGTTGAAGGTAAAAGAATTCGGCGAGCCGCCGAAGGTGTTGCCGGAAGACGAGGGCTGGCTGTTCAGACCGCAAAAAATGTGTACGGTGCGGCGCGGCGAGGTGCAACTATTTAATAACGTTTATTTTTCCAATCTTTTGGAAGAGTTTAACGGCGAGGAGTTGCTGGTTGGCTACGACGTGCAAGATGCGCAATGGGTTTGGGTGTATGACGATGCAGGCCGCTTGATTTGCAAGGCGGAATGGCACGGCAACAGCCAAAGCTATATGCCTGAAAGCGTGATTGAGCAGGCGCTGGATAAACGCAACGATGCAGCCCTGAAACGGGTTGAAATCAAGCGTGAAAACGTGCTGGCGGAACGCAGGCAAGCGGTTATCGAGCATGAAAGCAGCGTGAATTTAGGCGGTATCACGCTGGATATGAGCCGCTTAAAAGAGCAAGGCGCGAAAGTGCTGGCGCGGCGTGAAGAGCCGGAAACGGTGGAGGCGGTGTTTAAGGTGGTGAAGCCGGAGCCGATTCAGACGGCCTCAAGCTGGGAAGCCCCTGATGCGCACAACCCGAAGGCGCAATACGCCGAATATAAACGCTTGGCAAGCTGCGAAGCTGCCGAATTAAACGAGGCGCAAGCCAAATGGCTTGAGTGGTATGTAAATAGCGGCCGTGTCGAGCTGATGGAGCAAATGGCACGGGCTTACGGATAGAAAGAGGTTTAAAAATGAAGATGGAAATGCCTGAATGGCTGGTAAAGAAGATGGCGGAAACCCGAAAAAGCCGCCAAAGCAAACGGCTTGTGCTGGGTTTTGTGGAGCGCGAAGTGCTGCGCCGACCACTGGCCGCCGCGCAATAAAATGCCAAACGCCGTTTTTCAGACGGCCTGTTAAAAACCTGTTTAAAACACGGATAAAACGTAGTTACTCGGAGTATTAAAAAATGAAGATTGCAAACATTAATAATTTATCTTTGGTTGCTATTGCCATGCAGCGTTTGGTTAACCGACAAGACGGCCTGCCCGGTTTGGGTGTGCTGTACGGCCCCAGCGGTTACGGCAAAACCACGGCAACGGTGGCGGTGGCCAATCAGACCCGCGCCTACTATGTACAGATGCGCAGTGCGTGGGGCAAAAAGACGCTGCTCGAAAAAATCTGCTTTGAGATGGGCTTGCCGCCGGCTCGAACTACGGCGGGCTGCTTGGATGTGATCTGTGAGCAATTGGCAGCCAGTCAACGACCGCTCATCATCGATGAGGCCGACTACCTTGTTTCTAAGGAGGGCATGGTTGAGCTGGTGCGCGACATCTACGAAGGCAGCCAAGCGCCTGTGATGTTGGTAGGTGAAGAGTTGTTACCGAACAAGCTGAAAAAATACGAGCGTTTTCACGGGCGCGTGCTCGCTTGGGTGCCGGCGCAACCGGTTAGCGTGGATGATGCAGCGGAACTGGCGGCGGTATATGCCCCGAAAGTGCTCCTGTCAAACGACTTGCTGGCGCATTTGGTGGAAATCGCTCACGGCTCGGTGCGCAGGGTAACGGTTAACTTGGTCAATCTTGCCGCCTTTGCCGCTGAAAAAGGTTTGGCAGAGCTGGGCTTGGGCGATATTGCCAAGGCCGAACTGTATAAGGGCGAAGCGCCTAAACGGGGGACGAAAGTATGAAGCCGGTTAAAGAGTTGACCTTGCCCCGCAATAACCGCCAACTGGTGTGGACGGCATTGCGAGCAAGCCGTGAAAGTTGGGTGACGTTGGCGGCATTGAGCGAGCAGGCAGATGTGAAAAGCCGCACGGTATATATGTATCTGCAAGCATTGATTGCGGCGGGCTATGTGGCGGTTGAAACGGCAGCCGACCGCTGCAAGCTCTACCGACTGACCAAAGACGCAGGAGTAGATGCTCCGCGCCTGCGGCCGGACGGCACCGAGGCCACGCCGAAGAATACAGAAATTATTTGGCGCACCATCAAGATTATGCACACATTTACTTTGGACTCACTGACGGCTCATGTGCGGATGACGCACGAGGTGCAAAGAGAATGGGTCAAAAAATACATTATCTCGCTGCTGGCGGCGGGGTATTTGGGCAAGCGCAGCCGTGAGGATTATGTTTTGCTGCACAACACAGGCAGCCAAGCACCGCAGCTGCTTAATATACGCGAGGTGTACGACCCTAATTTAAACCAAATCATGTTACGGGAGGTGCCGGACTATGAATAAAGACTATATGAAAGAAGAGTGGTTTTCAGTTTTGACGCGCGAGATTGAAAACAGCAGTCAGCGCCGCGTTGCCGATAAGCTGGGTTACAGCATGACGGCAATCAATTTGGTGGTACACGGCAAATACAAAGGCAAAACAGAAAAAATCGCTGCTCAAGTGATGCGGGTTTACACGAATATTAAATGCCCGTTTAACGGCAATGTAATCACATTGAAAGATTGCAGGGATACCGCCCACGCGGCAGCGCCTACCCACAACCCTATAAAAATGGGGCAGTGGAAAGCGTGTTTGAAATGCCCAAACCGACCTGATTAACGGGTAAGCCATTGATAGGGCTATATATTTTTTTACCTTGTGTTTTATGTAACACATTGAAAGTAAAGGAAAACATAAAAATGAAAAACTTGAGAATGCGCCACTTGCTCGCTCCCGTTTTGATTGTGATGCTGGCAACGGCATGCGCCAACCGCTGCACGGAGCCGCAGCCCGCCCGCAGTTATTTTGAGCATGAGACACCGGCGCAACGGCTGATGCGCGAAAAGCAAGATGTGGCCGATTTTGAGGCGCTGCAAGCGGAAAAGGCGTATGAGCGCATGAGCGACGAAGAAAGAATGCGCGGGGTGGTATATGAATAGCCACCGACGGCGCAACCAAGACTGGCAGGCATACGGGCAGCACCGGCGGCGTCAGCGGATATATCACAATCTGTATAGCCCGCATACCAAACACGGGCGGCTGCAAGCGGCAATCAGGCAAATCAAACAAATCTACGGCGATGACGCCATTATTACGGGAGTGGAATATGAGCAAAAAAATTCAGACGGCCTTATGGCTGATTAGATTGTGGTTGGCGGCAGTGGTGATGTGTTGGTCGGCTGCGGCATTGGGCGGGTATTTGGGCTGGTTGACAGTGGAAAAACTTATCGGGCAATAATTTTTTTGCCTTGTGAAATTCATAACCTATTAAAAATAAAGGAAACATAAAAATGAAACTGGTAGACGATTTGCTCGCAGCGGCGGAAAACCCCGCTACTCCGGCAGGGCTGAAACTGATGTTGAACGAAGCGGCGATCTGCATCATGAATTTGAGCACGCAAGATTTATACGACCAATGCCGAATGGGGTGGCTGGAGGATTTGGGCAGCTTTTTGATTGACAAAAAAGACGGTGAAAACCCTGTTGTTACTGTGGAAATCCAGCCGGGTCAGTATTTCGCGGCACAAGCGCCGACGGTGCGTGAGGCGGTGGATTTGGCGCGGGAGGATTTTTTGGAGATGCGCGGGCTGCATCCGCGTGATTTTGGAAACCCGTTTAAGAGCGGGGAAGCTGAACAGATTGGAGCTTAAAAATGAAAATCGAAAGACCTACTGAAGAAGATATTAAAGAGGCATCTGGATTACTACAGGCTTTAAACCTGCTGTCAAGCGGCTATAACCCGTTTAAGACCGACGAAGATGAGGAACCTGCGTGGTTGGAAGACGGAGATAAAAGCAAAGTATTAGACAACATCATCGCCTTATACGACGAGTGCGATATCGAATGGCTTTTATTAGCTTTAAGCACCGTTATTGCTCCGGACAACCGGCTGATTGACCCTGATCAAGATGTCTTGGAAAAACACCCGTCGATCAGGAAAGGCAAGCAAGACAGCCGCCGCATGGATTTCTTGGAAAAGGATTTTTTGAAATTCTGCGGGTTGGATGGTTGGCATTTTATGCAGCCACACAAGACGTTACGCGAAGCTGTTGATGAGGCTATGGGGGAAATGGCAAAGGAGGCCGTCTGAAATGAGTAAAAAAATCCAATTTGCTATTAGTTGTCCCGGGTTGTGCTGCGAATGCGAACACCGACCGCTATTTTCGTCAGACGCCCCCGACGGCTGGGAGCTGATGTCGGAGGAAGAAAAAGAAGAATGGGCGAAGGAAACGTTTTTTGAAGACATGAGCTGGGTTTGGGTGGAGGCGTAAATATGAATCTCAAATGCCCCAACTGCGGCGCAGTCCACAGCCTTGACAGCTTAATCGGCAACGACGGTGCGGCGGATTTGATTAAGGCGGTGTTGGAGTTTGATGCGGCCATCGGTAAAGCGGCGGTGCGCTATGTGGGCTTGTTTCGGCCGGCCAAAAGCCAGCTGACTTTTGCCCGCACGGCCAAGCTGCTCGGCGAGCTGCTGCCGGACATCCAAGCCGGGCAAATCAGCCGCGACGGGGTGGTTTACCCCGCCCCGCCCGAGGCTTGGATTTACGGTTTTCAGACGGCCATTGATGCTCGGGATGCGGGCCGTCTGAAACTGCCGCTTAAATCGCACGGCTATCTTTATGAGGTTATCAGCGGTTGGAGGCCGTCTGAAACAGCGGTGATGCCTGCAACGCGGAAACCGTCTATGGGCGATGCGGCGGTAAGCACCAAGCTGCGGCAAGGTGTGAACGCGTTAAGCCAATGGGCGGGCGACGATTGGCTTAAACAGGAAATTGCCGCAGGGTTTGCCGTGTTGTCGGCCATGAATATCAAAGGCCGTCCTGCCGCGCCTGATTTGGCAGTAGTGGCCGAATTATGGGTGCAACGGTTGCAGGGCAGAGACGAGAAACCGATAGAACAGTTTGACCGTGTTCGGTTTCAGACGGCCTTTAAGGCGCTGCAAGATGCAGCCGAATGGCCGAATGTGGCCGACCTGATACGCAATCTGCCGCCCCGCCTGATACCGCGGGCGATGTTGGAAAAGCCCAAACCCGACCGGGCGAAAGGTCGGGAAGAGTTGGAAAAAGTGAAGCAGATTTTTAACAAGCAGAAAGGTAATAAATCATGAAAGTTGAAGTTTTAAAACCCGTTGAAATTGAAGTTTACGCCGTGCGTATCAATGCCGCACTTTATGAAGAATCCGCAGAAACCGTACCCGATTTTTTGCTGCAAGACGGCGGAGATTTTGAAATCTTGATTGAGATTGATACAGGCCGCGTTGTTGGGTGGCAGGGTAATGTGCCCGTCCGCATTGCCGATAAGTTAAGCGACAGCGGCACATATACCCTGCTCGACAAAGATATGAACGATATAGCACAGCTTCAATATGAATATGTACCCAACCGCTTAATCCCCGGGGAGTACGGCGACTATATCGATCTGAAAATCAATGCCGAAGGCTATGTGGAAAACTGGCCTAAGCAACCGGATGTAAGTGAATTTTTTGAAAGCGAAGATTAAACACAGAAAGGAAAACGAAATGGCTAAAACAACCAAAAGAACCAAAAAAGAAGCGCTGGCGGTAGCCGTGCAATCCCGCGATGACGCATCGTTGCAAATCAAACGCATGGGCGATTTGCAGCGCAACATCGAGCGCATCCAAGCCGACCACAACGACAAAGTGGCCGAGCTGCAAAAAGCGGCGGACGAAGCAGTCGCGCCGCTGGTGGAAGAAATCAAAGTGATTGAGGCGGGCGTGCACGCTTGGGCGGAAGCCAACCGCGACGCGCTCACTGACGGCGGCAAGGTTAAGTTTGCCGACTTAACCACGGGCATCATTAAGTGGCGAAACAACCCGCCCAAATGCAGCATAAGCGGTGCCGATGCGGTGCTTGCCCTGCTGGAAGCCGATCCGTCGCTTGAGCGTTTTATCCGCGTGAAAAAAGAGGTAAACAGAGACGCAGTATTGAATGAAGAAGCGTTTTTTGCCGCCAACCCCGTGCCCGGGCTGAAGATTGTGCAGGGTAAGGAGTTTTTTACCATTGAGCCGTTTAATCAGGAGTTGGCGTAATTTGATTAACCAACGGCGGGCATTGCCCGCCTTTTTAAAGGAAAAACATCATGAATAAGCAATTAGAACCCCGTTATGTAGTGATTAAAAAGAAAGATTTAGCGGATGCCTTAAACAGCGGTTTAATCACCGAGTCGGATGTGGGCACGTTAGATAAAGTGAGCCAAGCAGTTGTCAGCATACGTCAACTGCGCGGCAAAGCAAGTTTTGAGTGCGCCGTTGTCGAGAGCGATTGGCCAATTTACCAAGAGGTAGTCGATAAGTTGGCGACCCCTAAACCACGCTTTTTTTGGGTGGGCGAAGAATCTGAAATCTACTGCGGCGAATCTATCCACGTAATCCGAGACAGCGGACTGATGGAGGCAAGCGACATAAGTGATATAGATAACGGCAATTATGGCGAAATCTATGCAAATTTTTTGGTTAAAGATGCGGAGACCGGAAATTGGTTGCATTTGTATGATTTGGTTGATTTCGATTGGCAGGAAAAACCGCGCCAAGTTTGCACGGCGTATCAATAAACAAGGAAAAACATCATGATGAAATACTTATCGCTATGTCTTGCTATGCTGCTGACAGCTTGCTTGGAGCCATACCCGATTGATGTCCAGCGCGAGCAAAGCGCAAAACTTGACATCGTAACCGATAACCGCTTTGGGGTTAAACGTATCGCTATTATTACTGATCAATTGGCTTATAGAGGAGAAAGAGGCGTTTATTTAATTACTGACAGCAAAACTGGCAAAGAATACGTTGGTTTATCAGGGATTGGAATTTCCGAAGTAGGTAGTCATGAGAGCGGTAAAACGCGTAGTGAAGATGAAAGGTAAACGGTTATGGCTAAAGTAGTGATTACCATTGAAGATACAGGCAGCGGCCTGTTTGAGATTGACTTACAAGGCTTGGATGTACAAAAAGACCCGACCCCGGCAATCATTGCAGGACATTCCGCAGCAGGTGTGCTCCGAGATGCACAAAAACAGGTGCATGCAGAGCTAGTCAAAAAAATTGCAGCAGAGTTTGCAGATTGCCTCAATCAATAGAGGCCGTCTGAAATGGATTACATCCGCAATGCCTACAAAATGCCGTTTTTACGCCCGGGAACAGAAGTTGAATACCTCGGCAGGCGCGGGGTAATTACAGGAGCGAAAGGCGGTTATCTGCTGGTAGATTTTGGCGATGGCAAGCCGACCGCCCAACACCCCGAATACAATGTAGCCTATTTTGTGGACGGCGAGCTTGTTAAAGATTTCAGACAGGCTGATTAAACAAACCCAATCCCCGCTTTAAACAGCGGGGATTTTTTTGCATATAAAAATGACACATAAAATACAATATGTGGTAGATTTTTATCAATAAAATGATAAAATACCACAACATATTGTATTTACGGATAAAGCATGAAAACACCGACCCGAAACGGATTAATCGCCAAAATCAAGATTGCGCAAAAGCAGCTTGATATGGCCGATGATGTCTATCGTGCCATGCTGGCGCGGGTAACGGGTAAGGATTCGTGCGCAAAAATGGGCGTGCCGGAACTGGAAAAAGTGGCGGAAGAAATGAAGCGCATGGGCTTTGTGCCGCTTGCGAAAAGCCACGGCACGCGCCCGCGCCGCCGCAGCTCGGCCGACCCGATGATGCGCAAAATCGAAGCCTTGCTGGCATCGATGGCGCTACACTGGAATTATGCGCATGCTTTGGCCAAGCGCATGTATGGGGTGGCGCGGGTTGAATGGCTCACCGACGAGCACATGCGCGGTGTGATTGCAGCACTGACAAAAAAACAGCAAAAAATAAAGGGGGAAGGCAATGGAGCTTAAAAAGGTACGACACCTGCTGCCCGAAACCATGCAGGATATTGTCGAGGTTATCGGATTACGGGCCGCCGAGCAGCTGGTAAAAGCCATCGGCGGCGCGCGGTTTAAGTTTGGCAAGGGCAAAGAAGATACGCCGCGCCTGCATATTCTGTTTTCGGCGATTGGCGAGGCGAAAACCTACGAGCTGTTGCGCGTGTATGGCGGCGAGGAGCTGTATGTGCCGCGCTGTGAAAACGCTCTGCGCGAGCTGCGCAATGAACGTTTTAGAAACGAATTTTTAAATCTGACCAAAGTCGAGGGCAAAAGCGGCCTGATGGCGATGACGGAACTGTGCCCGAAATACGGCATTTCCGAGCGCACGGGCTACACGATTATGCGCTCGGGCTGCGAGCCGGTATCACATCAAAATACCCTGTTTTAACGCTGTTTCAATTCTCCTCTTTCATCCGCCTTCGGGCGGATTTTTTTTGGCCTAATCCGCTTGTTTCAGACGGCCTTTAGGGTTTGAAAGGCATACCGTGCGGGGATGCGCGTAAAGGCCGATAGCATAAAGGCTCTCAAAAATGGGTTTAAAACCGCTTAAAACGATTGTGAAAGGGCTTATATGGGCAAGATTATTGTGTTGACCGCAGGGCATTCCAACACAGACCCGGGCGCGGTCAACGGCAGCGACCGCGAGGCGGATTTGGCGCAGGATATGCGCAATATCACGGCATCTATTCTGCGCAACGACTACGGCTTGACGGTACATACAGACGGCGAGGGCAAAGGCAATCTGCCGCTGCGCGAGGCTGTTAAGCTGATTAAAGGTGCAACGGTGGCGGTGGAGTTTCACACCAACGCGGCCGCTAAACCGAAGCCGGGGCAACAGCCGGCAACGGGCATCGAAGCCTTGAGTACGGCCAAAAACAAACGCTGGTGTCAGATTTTGAGCAAGGCAGTGGCGGATGTGACCGGTTGGCGTTTGCGCGGCGACGGCGGTTACAAGCCCGACAATGCCGGTCAGCACAGCCGTTTGGCGTATGCCCAGCATGGCGGCATTGTGTTTGAGCCGTTTTTTATCAGTAATGATAAAGACTTGGCTCAATTTAAAGCCAATAAATGGGCCATCTGCCGCGCCGTGGCGACGGCCATCGCGATGGAAGTGGGAGCGGCCAAAGTATGAAAAAAGGTTTAATCGCTTTGGCATTATCTGTTATGAGCCGCCATGCAATACCTGAATTTAATATTACTCCGGCACCAGTGTATCAATTGCGCCAGCATCCGAGTATCCGTGCAGGTAGATCGGGCGTGGCCGCTGCCAAGCGTGCGGCACGCAAGGCACGAAACCGAAGAAAGGCGAAATGATGGCTCTGCTGGATATCCTTAAAAATCCGGCCACGGGCAAGGTGTCGCACAGCAAGCTGTGGGCCAACGTGGCCTGCGCGGCCGGCACATATAAATTTGTGGTGCTGCCCGACCCTTCGCCGGAGATTTGGGCGGTGTATTTGGGCATCGTGGGCGGTTATGCCGTGGCGCGGGCGATGGTATCGGTTAAACGGCAAGAGGTGGAGGCAGACAATGCCGATAAAGTGGATTAAATACCTGCCGCATCTTGCCGCGGTGCTGCTACTCGGTGCGGCTTTATGGCTGGCCTACCGTAACGGTTTTCAGACGGCCTATAACGAGCAGCAGCTTGTGATTGAACAGGCTGAAAAAAACAAAACCGCCGCGCTGCTGGCATCTGCCGAAGCATTTACAGCTGAATTAAAAAAGGCGCAGCAGGCGAAAGACGAGCAGGCGGCCAAAACACAGGCAGTCGGCGTGCGGCTGGCGCAGGCGCAAGCGGATGTGCGCCGTCTGAAACAACAACACAAAACTGGGATTAAACATGCAATCGAGCAAGATAAAACTGCTGCCGGTATGTGTATTGACGGGCTTGGGCCTAACAGCCTGCGGCAGTACAACCGTGCCCTCGGCTACACCAATTAAAACCATTGAGGTGCCGGTAATGCCCGCGCCGCCTGCGGCGTTGATGGTGCCGCCGGTGCGCCCCGCCCCGCCGGAAAACGGCACCGTGCAGGCGTTGTTGGAGCATGCGGTCGAGTTTGGCGGATATGTGTCTGAACTGGAAAACCAAAACACGGCTTGGCGCGAATGGGCGGCGAGTGGCCAACCTAAAGTTGACGATTGACAACAAAAAAGCCCGCGTAGGTTGCGGGCTGAACGTAAAAATGGATTTTATACCTCTTTTACGGGGGTGGCGGCGGTAGTGCTTTTCACCAAATCGACCGCGTGCAGGCAGTTTTGTTTGGTGGTGTAGCCCTCGCTTTGGGCGATGATTTCATGATTGGCAGCTTTCAAACGCCAACGGTATTCGCCTTTTACGTCTTTATAAACTTCAAAATACATAAGGTTTCTCCTATGAAAGAGTATACGTTTTCCTACCGTTTTAACGGTAAGTCCTGGTCATTGAGCATTTGGGCGGACAGCTCGGAAGAAGCCAAAGCCAAATTTCGAGCAGCCCGAGAAAATGCACAGTATGACGGGGAAGTTTTAGCAAAAATTTATGCGCCTGTAAATATTTCTTGGTTTAGAAATTTATACAATCGGTTAAGAAAAATGATAGGCGGCAAAAAATGAGCACCTATCAGGATTTGGTTGCGCGCGTATTGGCGGTTAAATTTGCCGGCTTTGAAATGGGGTTAGCCAAGGCGCGTGAGCAACAGCCGTTTATCGAGCAGGTATCACGCAAACTGGATGCAACCAGCTGGGATTACGTTGCCGGCATGGATAAGGATTTTGGCGTTACCTTCCACGTTGAGCGCGGTATTGTGGACTTTAAGAACCAATATCAGGCAATAAAACAGGCGTTGGAGCAACAGTTTGATGTTGAGTTTACGGTGTCGACGGTATCGCCGGCGTTGGATGTTGCCTGCCGTCGCAGCGGATGTAGTTGCCGCTTGATTTTTAAGGAGCTGGCATGACACCGATTGACTTTGAATTTGGCTTTAAAACGCTTTGGGGCTTGGCCACCGCAGCAGGCTGGTTTTGGGTTAACGGTATCGCCAGCCGTTTGAAAGAAGCCGAAAAAGACCGCGCGGATTTGCGCCGAGAGCTGCACGACGTGAAGTTGGATTACTCCACCAAGGCAGAAGCCCGTGCCGACCGCGAAACCATCAACCGTCAGCTTAACCGCATCGAAGACAAATTGGACAAACTCGCCGACAGAAAGGCGGACAAGTAAACATCATGGAAAACAAAGACCCCATCTTGGCGGCACTCGCCCGCATTGAGGCAAAAACCGACCAAACGCTTAAAAACCAAGCCGAAATGAGTGCGGAAATCGCTCAAATCCATAAAGACACCAAACGTACTGCTGCCGTGGTAGGCGGCGTATCCGGTGCGGCCACGGGCGGCATTGTATCTATCGGCGTGTCGCTTATCCGCGCAAAGCTAGGATTCTGACCGATGGCACACCCCCAAGAAATACGAGACAAGCTAAGACAGCTATACGTTAGTGGCCAGCAAACGCTTGAGACGGCGGCCATGATGTGCCAAATCCCTTTTGCCACGGCGCGCAACTGGAAAAAATCGGCCAAAGACAAAGGCGACGATTGGGACAAGCTGCGGGCGGCCTACACATTGGCGGGCGGCGGCATTGAGGATTTGAGCCGCGCCATGCTGGCGGGATTTTTGACCCAGTACAACAGCACCATGACGATGCTGCAAGATGCAACGGTGGAGGACTTACCGCCGTCGACCCGTGCCAAACTGCTGGCGAGCTTGGCCGATGCGTTTACCAAAACCGTGGCCGCCAACGCCCGTGTGATGCCGGAAACGAGCAAACTGGCGACCGCGCTGGAATTGATTGAAATGCTGATGGCTTTTGCACAAGAAAAACACCCCAAACATTTGGCTGCCTTTGTGGAGGTGCTGGAGCCGTTTGGGGCGGAGGTGGAGAAAAGGTTTGGTAGTTGAGGATGATTTAAGGTTTAAGTTTTTTTTGATTTTTCATTTTCCGTTCAATCTCAAGCTCTTCTTCGGCTTGTTGAATAAGTTTAGACAGATAATCATCAGTCAATGATAAACCAAAGTCGTTTTTAATTTTTTCCTTGATTGATTGTAAGTCGGGAGTTGTATCACTTGTTCGGATTAACTCCTTAATATATTCAATTAAACTTTTTTTTATGAAATCTGCAATTAACTTATACATGTAAATATCCTTATAAAAATAAGCAACTAAATCCTCTTTTCCTTTGGCTGCTTTTGTGGAGCTGTTTGGTTAGCGGGGAAGGAAATAAACAATACCTGCCCCCGGTGCTTCTGGGTGTGTTTTTGCAATGATCTCGCCTGCTTCGACTAATTCATTAAGTACTTCCGCAATCTCTGGATGAGTCGATTGATTAATAGTTTCGTTTGGGGTGTCCATGTAGCTTCTGATTACAAAATCTTCAAATCTTAATCCACGTGTTTCTCCTTCTAGAAACTTAAGAAATTGTTTTTTTAATACGCTCTTATTCATGATTGTCTCCTATGAAAAACAAAGATTTCCTCAAATCCCTTGCCGACCTAGCCGCCAACCTGCGCCAAATCATTGAGGCGGAGGTGGACGGTTTCGACGCATCTCCTCTTGCGGTGGCGGCACGTCGGCGAAAGGTATTTGACCCGGTAAGCGGTTACGAATACTTCGTTAATACTTACTTCCCTCATTATGTGCGCTCGGCCAGCAAATCTCAACTGCACGAATACCTGTTTAAGCGCCTGCCGGAAATTTTGCGCGAGGATAAAGGCTGCCACGACGGGATTGCCGCGCCGCGCGGTGAAGCCAAGTCAACGCTGGTTACGCAGCTTTTCAGCCTGTGGTGCATCGTTACCGGCCAAAAACATTACATTGTGATTGTGATGGACAGTATCGACCAAGCCTACCCGATGTTGGAGGCGATTAAGGCCGAGCTGGAATTTAACCCGCGGTTAAAAACCGATTTCCCCGAGGCGGCGGGCGGCGGGCGCGTGTGGCAGGCGGGTACGATTGTGACGGCCAATGATATCAAGGTGCAGGTGGCCGGTTCGGGGAAAAAGCTGCGCGGTTTGCGCCACGGCCCTTACCGCCCCGACTTAACCGTATTAGACGATATTGAAAATGACGAACAAGTGAGAAATCCCGAACAGCGGGATAAGCTCAATGCGTGGTTGACCAAAACCGTGTTGCCGCTGGGCGGTGTCGGGCAAAAATACGATGTAGTGTATATCGGCACGATCCTACATTACGACAGCGTGCTTAACCGCACGTTGGATAACCCGTTTTGGCGCAGCATCAAGTTTAAGGCGATGTTGAGCTGGCCAGACCGTATGGATTTATGGGACGAATGGGAAGCCATCCTGCGCAACAACGGCAAAGCCGGTGCGGCAATGGCTGATGCGTTTTATCAGGCCAACCAAACGGAAATGGACGCGGGTGCGGTAACGAGCTGGGCGGCGCGCGGGGTGTTGGATTTAATGAAAATCCGCGCCCGCGACGGCCATGCTACGTTTGACAGCGAATATCAAAACGACCCGGTCAGCGGCGATGCGGCACCGTTTGCGTCTGCACTCAAATACTGGACGGAGTTGCCGGGCGATTTAATCTATTTCGGCGCGCTCGACCCGTCGTTGGGCAAGGCCGGCGCAAGCCGTGACCCGAGTGCGATTATTGTCGGCGGATACCACCGCAGCACCGGCAAGCTGTATATCGTGGAGGCACAAATCAAAAAACGCCTGCCCGATCTGATTATCGAGGACGTGATCCGCCTGCACCAACAATACCGCTGCAAACTGTGGTTTATCGAGACGGTGCAATTCCAAGAATTTTTAAAAGATGAGCTGGTTAAGCGCAGCGCGGCGCGCGGCCTGCCTGTGCCCGCCCGGGCGGTTAAGCCGATTACCGACAAGCTGCTGCGCATTGAGACCTTGCAGCCGCACATGGCCAACGGGCTGATTTTGCTGCATGCGGGGCAAACCACGCTGGAGCAGCAATTTAGGCATTTCCCGATGGCCGACCATGACGACGGCCCCGATGCGGTGCAGATGCTGTGGGCGGGCGCGTTGGCCAACTCCGCGCCGATTGAGTGGCAAAGCGTGAGGCCGTCTGAAACACACGATGATTTTGACGACGACCTTGATGACAATACCCAAAGCAAGTGGGCTAGATAATGGCTAAAAAAGACAAAAAAAACAAACTGCAAAAGCCTGAAAACGGCTTGCAGACCGATTTGGCGCAAATTACCGCTGCCGGGCGCGTAATCGCAGAACATCCGTCCAACTTTATCACGCCGGCCAAAATGCGCGCGCTGTTTCAAGATGCGGAATCGGGCGACATTACCGCCCAACACGAGCTGTTTGCCGATATTGAGGAGCGCGACAGCGACATCGGTGCCAATATGGGCACGCGCAAGCGGGCGCTGCTGACGCTGGATTGGCGCGTGACCCCGCCGCGCAATGCTACGCCCGCCGAAGAGCAATTGGCCGAGGCTGCCTTTGAGCTGATAGACGGCCTGACGCAGTTTGAGGACTTGGTTATCGACCTGATGGACGCGGTCGGCCACGGTTTTGCCGCGCTGGAAATCGAGTGGGCTTTTTCAGACGGCCGCTATGCCCCCGCCCGCTTTGTACACCGCCCGCAAAGCTGGTTTAAATGGAGCCATCAAGACGAGCTGATGCTCAAATCGCAAGACAATCAAGACGGCGAGCCGCTGTGGCCGCTGGGATGGATTGTGCACAGCCACAAATCGCGCAGCGTGCAGCAGGCGCGTAACGGCTTATTCCGCACGCTGGCATGGCTGTATATGTTCAAACACTACGCCGTGCATGATTTTGCCGAGTTTTTGGAGCTTTACGGCATGCCCATCCGTATCGGCAAATACGGGGCGGGCGCAACGGAAGCGGAAAAACGCACGCTGTTGCGCGCGGTGGCCGAAATCGGCCATAACGCGGCGGGCATCATGCCCGAAGGCATGGAAATCGAGCTGCATCAAGCGGCCAGCGGCACGACCGCCACCAGCAACCCGTTTTTGCAGATGGCTGATTGGTGCGAAAAATCCGCCGCGCGCCTGATTTTGGGGCAAACGCTCACCAGCGGAGCCGACGGCAAAAGCAGCACCAATGCGCTGGGCAAAGTGCACAACGAGGTGCGCCGTGATTTGCTGGTGTCGGATGCCAAGCAAGTGGCACAGACCATTACCCAGCAGATCATCTTGCCCTACCTGCAAATCAACCACCCGAATACCGATCCGAACCGCATACCCAAATTTGAGTTTGATACGCGCGAGGCGGAGGATATTGCGGTAATGGCCGAAGCCATCCCTAAGCTGGTGGATGTGGGCGTGCAAATCCCGGAGAGCTGGGTACGCGACAAGCTGGTAATCCCCGAGCCTGCCGAGGGCGAGCGGGTGCTGGCGCGTGTGGCAGACAAAGACGGCACGGCGCAGGCTAAATCGGCCTTGAGCTATCGGCAGGTTGCCCTTAATGCACAGCACGATATTGTGTCTATGCCGCAAGCCCAAATAGACGGCGGGATTGAGCAGTATTTGCAGCAGGCTCAATTGCAGGCGCAGTTGGAGCCGCTTATCCAAACGCTGGGCAAAGAGCTGGCGCAAGGAGAGGATTATGCCGATGTTGAGCAACGCCTGATTGAGGCATACCCGCAATTGGATACGGCTACCATGCAGGAGGCGTTGTCGCGGATACTGTTTGTGTCTGACTTGTGGGGACGTATCAATGGACAAGCCTAAAGCACCCGATATGGGTTTTGCTTTCGGCCTCAAACCCGAGGCCGCAGTCAGATACTTTGAAACTCTCGGTTACGATATCCCTGCCGATTGGCATGCCTTGGCAAATCAGGCGCAGAGCCAAGCCCGCACCATTGCCGGTATCTACCGGCAGGATATCGTGGCCGATTTACACCGTGCGATCAGGGCATCCGCTTATAACGGCACACCGTTTGCCGCTTGGCAAAAAGACATCCGCATCCGTTTGGCGCAATCGGGTTATGCGCTGGATAAAGACGGCGATATTGTGGATCAGACAACCGGCGAAGTGGCCGGGACGGGCTTGACCAAACACCGGCTGGAGACTGTGTACCGCACCAACATGCAAAATGCTTTTATGGCCGGAGAATGGCAGGCTTTGCAGGCCAACAAAAACGAGCGGCCCTATCTGATGTACACGGCGGTAAACGATTACCGCACCCGCCCCGCACACCGCGCTATGGACGGCTTGGTTTACCATATTGACGATGAGTTTTGGCATTACTTTTTTCCGCCAAACGGTTTCCGCTGCCGCTGCAAGGCGCATGCGTTAAGCCAAAGAGATTTGGAGCGCGGCGGCCATGCGATCAGCGTTTCAGACGGCCTGATTGAAGAAGTGCATGTTACCAACCGCAAGGGAGAGAGCACGCCGGTTAAAAGCATTAAGCTGCCTGACGGCAGACGGCTCACACCCGATAAAGGTTTTGACCGCAATGTGGGTATGGCGCACTTGGCGCAATTGGGGCAATTGCAGATGGCGCGGGCGGTCGATTTGCCTCCGCGTTTGGCGGCGATGGCGGTAGGACAGGCGTTGCAAGATGATTTGCTGCTCAAAGCCATTGCTGCGGATATGGCAAAAATGGTGCAAAAGGCAAAGGCAAGCGGCTTTGCCACAGGCCAATTTATGCATGTGGGTGTGTTGCCGTTGGCCGTGCTGGATGCGTTGGCGCTTGAAAACAAAATGCCGGTCAGTGCGGTTATTTCCGCCAATGATGAGCGTTTATGGCATGCTTGGCGGGATAAAAAAGCTACGCCCCTGCCGTCGGACTTTTGGGAAGAGTTGCCCGTATATCTGACCAAGCCCAGCGAGGTAAGGTTAAGCCCTGCGGACAGAAAGGGGCAAAAAGATGCCATCCTGATGATTTACGACTTGCCCGACGGCAAAGGAAAAATGGTCGTTACCTTGGATTACGAAGCCAAAACCCGCAATCCGTTTAGCGGCAAAAAAGAACTTGTTGTTACCAATATGGTTAACACGGGGACAATGTTGGATATACGGCAAGCAGAAAGCTTGAAAGGATATAAGCTGATATGGAAAAAGCCGTAAACTGCTTTGCCTGATTCGAACAGGATCATAAGGTGGCATACGCCAGCTTAACCTTTCCAGTAGGAAACCCGCAGTTACGGCTCTTTATTAAAATACTAACCCCTTGATAAATCTAAGTCAATGATTGAAATAAAAATAGACAATCTGTTTGTAGTGCAAAACCAAATCGAACGGCTTGGGCAAGGTTTGGACGACAACCGCTATTTGTTGATGCGTAAATTGTCTGAAACAATGAGAGCCGCCGTTAATACCAACTTCCGCCAAGGCGGCCGGCCTAAGTGGCTGGGGCTGAAATACCGCAACGGTAAACCGCTGGTGGATAGCGGGCGGTTGCGTGACAGCGTTGTTGCCTATTCAGACAACGATACCGCCCTTGTCGGCACCAATATGGTGTATGCCGCCATCCACAACTTCGGCGGCATGGCCGGACGCGGCCGCAAAGTGAACATACCGCAGCGGGAATTTTTAACGCTGACCGACCAAGACAAACAAGACTTGATGGACGATGTACAGGATTATTTTGCCAACCTGATTAAATGATTTTTCAGACCGCCTTTAAAACGCGCTTTTTAGCGCGTTTTTGTTTTGGGTAATAGGTTGGCATAGGCCGATAGGCTAAAACCAATCTGACGCGATTTTAAAAGGGGTTTAAACGGGGTTTGAAATGCGGTGCGGGGTTTGAAACGCGTCCACTCTTTTCGGCGCGGTTGTTGCGGCGAAAATGACAGCATCGCAAAAAGGATGTGCAACATGCCCCAAAACAGATTAACGCTTGCCGCATGCAGTTTAGGGGTGCAGCCGCGCGACGGCCGCATCCAGTTGCTGCCTTACGGCGAGTTTAGAGCGATTGACGGCCGCCCCCACGATGTGCCCGCTTGGTATCTAACGGAAGAAAACGGCCGCGACGTGGTGGAGCTGGCCAATGCCTCGCGCAATCAACTGGTGGTCGATTACGAGCACCAAACCCTGCACAAGGAAAAAAACGGCCAGCCCGCGCCCGCCGCCGGTTGGATGCGCTGGCTGGAGTTTACCCCCAAAGGCTTGTTTGCCGATGTGGAGTGGACGGATAAAGCCGCGGCGGCCATTGCCGCCAAAGAATACCGTTATATCTCGGCGGTGTTCAGCTATGACACCAAGGGCTATGTGCGCAAGATTTACCACGCCGCGCTGACCAATTACCCCGCGTTGGACGGCATGGATGAAGTGTTGGCGGCAGCGTCGGCACAGTTTTTTAACCCCGAAACGGAGCAAAACCCGATGAAAGAGTTGTTGCAACAACTGCTCGGCCTGCCGCAGGCAAGCGACGAGCAGATTACGGCGGCGTTAACCGCTTTGCTGGCGGCCAAACCGCAAAACGTTGCCTTATCTGCCGACCTGTTTAAAGAGCTGGCCGACAAAGACAGCAAAATCGCCGCCTTGTCCGCCCAGCCGGCAGGCCAGCCCGACTTGACCCGATACGCGCCGGTGTCGGTGGTGCAGGATTTGCAAAGCCAAATCGCCGCGCTGACCGCCGAACGTAACGCCGATAAAGGCAACGAGCTGATTACTGCCGCATTGGCAGCAGGCAAGCTGTTGCCCGCGCAAAAGGCATGGGCGGAGGGCGTGCTGAAACAAGAAGGCGGCTTGGCCTTTTTAACCGGCTTTATCGAAAACGCGCAGCCGGTAGCGGCTTTGGCCGGCACGCAAACCGCAGGCAAAGAGCCGGGTGCGAATGTGGTGGCATTGACGGCGGAAGAAGAAAAAGCTGCTCAAATGCTCGGCATGAGCCATAAAGAATACGCGGAAATTAAAAGTAAAGAAGGTGAACAATGAATAAAACCGAAATTTTAAAAGCGATTACTGCCGCTTTCCGACAAGAATTTCAGCGCGGTTTGAGTACGGTTGAGCAGACTTACCAAACCATTGCCATGACTATCCCATCGAATACCGCCACCAATACTTACGCGTGGTTGGGTAAATTCCCGAAAATGAAAGAGTGGGTCGGTCAGCGTGTGGTCGAAAGAATGCAAACCGAGGCCATGAGTTTGGCCAACAAAAAATACGAGGCAACGGTTGGCGTAGAGCGTACCGACATTGAGGACGACCAAGTCGGCGTTTACCGCCCGTTGATGGCAGAGATGGGCGAATCTGCCGCCGAGCTGCCCGACCGTTTGGTTTGGGAATTGCTCAAAAAAGGCAAATCCACTTTGTGCTATGACGGCCAATACTTTTTCGACACAGATCATCCGGTATTCGAAAAATCCGACGGCACCGGCCAAAACACGCCCGCCGCAAACATTACCACCGGCACCGATAACAATGTGCCGACATGGTATGTGATTGACGATACTCGCACGGTTAAGCCTCTGGTATTCCAAACACGCACCGAGCCGGAGTTTGAGACTAAGTTTGACCCGTCCAAGTCCGACAAAGTGTTTATGGAGGATGTGTATGTTTACGGTGCGCGCCGCCGCTGTGTGGCCGGTTTCGGGCTGTGGCAGTTGGCGCATATGGCGGAAAAAACCGCGTTGAACAGAGCCAACCTGCAAAAAATTATTACCACCATGCGCCGCCTCAAATCTAACGGCGGCTATGCCCTCAATATCAAGCCTAGCCTGCTGGTGGTGCCGCCCGAGTTGGAGGACGCAGCCCGCGAGCTGTTGGAAGCCGAAAAAATCAACGGTACGACCAACACCTTTAAAGGCCGTCTGAAACTGCACGTATCGGTGCACCTGTAAACCAACCTTGATTTTCAGGCGGCGTTTAAACCTGTTTTAAAAGCCGTCTGAATGGAGACCTGACTATGGCAAATCCAAAAAAAGACACCACCGTTGAATCTGTAACCCAACCAAACCCGCAGGACTTAGCCGTCGAAGCGGCGCTCAAGCAAGAGCTGGATAAAGTGCAGGCCGAACTATCCGCCTTAAAGGAGCAATTGGCCGCTGCCGAATCTGCAAAAAACGCCGCTGAACGCGAATTGGACGCATTGCGCAAGCAGGTGGATAAGCCTGCTAAGTCCGGCAACCCAAATAAGAGACTGGTGCGCACGGCATCGGGTCGCGAGTTTTGGCGCGCCGGCGAGAAATTTGACGGCGAGTGGCGCGAGATCGACCGCACCGTGATTGGCGACGAGGCGTGGCAGCGCATTATCGACGAGCCGGCCCTGCAAACTAAAGAGGCATAAATCATGGCTTATGCGGTGACGGCGGATATGGTGGCGCGTTTCGGCGAGCTGGAGGTTATCCAGCTGACCGACCGCAACCAAGACGGCTTGATTGACGAGGACGTGGCGGCAGTGGCACTGGCCGATGCCACCGCAGAAATAGACGCTTATCTGGGTCGGTTTAAACGTCCGTTTACCGATGTGCCGCCCATCCTCAAGCGCTTGTGTTGCGATATTGCCCGCTACCGCCTTACCGCCGCCAACGGCGTGCTGATTACCGACGAAATCCGCAACCGCTACAAAATCGACGTGCTCGACCTGCTGCGTGCTATGGCTAAAGGCGATGTGCAGCTGGGCGTGGATGATAGCGGCGAAGAAGTGGCCGCGGGCGAAGACGGTATTGTGTTTGTAAACGGTAAAAATAAGGTGTTCGGGCGTGATCACTGATATTGAGCAAGCGATAACAGACCGTCTGAAACGGGGCTTGGGTCGCATGGTGCGCACGGTTAAAAGCTACAACGGCGAGGCCGACGATTTGGCGGGGCAAATCCATGCGCTGCCTGCGGTTTGGGTAACGTATGGCGGCAGCAAAGTTGAGCCTGCCAGCACCGGCGGCGTATGCGGACGTTATCAGGATACCGCCGAATTTGTGGTGATGGTGGCGGCCCGCAATCTGCGCAACGAGCAGGCGCAGCGGCAAGGCGGCATCGACAACCGTGAAATCGGCAGCAACGATTTAATCCGCGCCGTGCGCCGCCTGCTTGACGGCCAGCGGCTCGGTTTTGCCGATAGCCGCGGCTTGGTGCCCAAAGCGGTGCGCGCCATTGCCAATCATGTGTTGGTGCAAAACGCCGCGGTAAGCATATATGCGGTTGAGTACGCCATCCGCTTTAACACCTGCGGACTGGAAAACGACCGCTACCCCGAACGCACCGACAATCCCGACCACCCCGACCATATCTTTACCAAGTATCAGGGCCAATTAAGCGACCCGTGGCCTTGGTTTAGGTTGTTAGACGCAAAAATTACCGACCCCAATGCCTATATAACCCTGCACCGCCTGCGTATCGGACATGCGCGCAGCGGGCAAGCGTTGAGCAGCCCCGCCGGGGAGTCGCATGCCGAAATCAATCTGCACTTAACACTTGGAGACAAGCAATGACAAAACTGACAGTAACGGCGGCAGACAGCCTGCGTGTGCCGACCGAGCACAACCCGCATGAGTATATCGGCCAAGAGCCGGTGGAGGTGGACGGCAACAGCCTGTATTACCGCCGCATGATTGATGACGGCGATTTGGTGGTGGTTGAGGATGCCGCCCCAAATACCAAAACCCGCAATACTAAGGGAGAGTAATCATGCCCCATATTGATTTTGACACGATTCCGGGCAGCATCCGCGTGCCCGGCCAGTACATTGAATTTAATACCCGCAATGCGGTGCAAGGTTTGCCGCAAAATCCGCAAAAGGTATTGATGGTCGCCCCCATGCTGACCGCGGGCAGACAGCCCGCCTTAGAGCCGGTGCAACTGTTTAGCGATGCCGAGGCGGCCGATTTGTTCGGGCAAGGCTCGCTCGCGCATTTGATGGTGCGCCAAGCGTTTGCCAACAACCCTTATTTGGATTTGACCGTTATCGGCATTGCCGACCACAGCGCAGGCGTGCAGGCAACCGCAACCGTTACCCTTTCCGGCACGGCCACCGCGCCGGGCGTGGTGGAAATCACGATTGGCGGCAAGCAGGTAAGCACGGCCGTTAACACCGGAGAGACCGCCGCCACAGTGGCAGGCCGTCTGAAAACCGCCATCACTGCCGCCGATGTAACCGTTACCGCATCCGGCAGCGGCGCAGCCGTTACGCTGACGGCCAAACACAAAGGCGAGATCGGCAACGAGAGCGGCTTAACCGTGAGCACCGGCAATACCGGCCTGACTTATCAAGCCAATGCCTTTACCGGCGGTGCCAAAAATGCGGACATTGCCACGGCCTTGTCCAAAGTGGCGGGCAAGCATTATCACATTATTTGCAGCCCGTTTAGCGATGACGCCAACGCCAAAGCCTTGAGCAACCATATTACCAACGTATCCAACGCCATCGAGCAGCGCGGCTGTATCGGCGTATTGGGTATGAGTGCGACCTTGAGCGCGGCCACCACCGCTACCGGCAAAATCAACGACGGCCGCATTACCTGCGCTTGGTACAAAGGCGCGGTAGAGCCAAACGGCATCATTGCCGCGGGCTATGCGGCGGTGTTGGCTTTTGAGGAAGACCCCGCCAAGCCGCTGAATACCCTTGAGATCAAGGGGCTGGCCGTTACGCCCGATGCGCAATGGCCGCTGTTTGCCGAGTGCAACAACGCGCTGTACAACGGCTTGACCCCGCTGACCGTGGTCAATAACCGCGTGCAGATTATGCGTGCCGTATCCACCTACACCAAATCGGCCAATAACACCGACGACCCGGCACTACTCGACATTACCACCATCCGCACGCTGGATTATGTACGCCGCAGCGTTAAAGAGCGCATTGCCCTGCGTTTCCCGCGCGACAAATTGAGCGACCGCCTACTGCCCAAGGTTAAGAGCGAGATTTTGGACGTGCTGATTAAACTCGACCAAGCCGAAATCATCGAAAACGCCGAAGCCAACAAAGGCAAGCTGGTGGTGGCGCGTGCGCAAAACGACCCGAACCGCGTGAATGCCATCATCCCCGCCGACGTGGTCAACGGCCTGCATGTGTTTGCCGGGCGCATTGATTTGATTTTGTAACCCTTTCAGACGGCGTTTAAACCTGTTTTAAAGGCCGTCTGAAACCTTAAAAAAGGATAAAACATGAGCGATGCAACTTATGCCGGTACGGTGATCATGGAGGTTAACGGCCGCGATATCGAAATTGTGAGCATCAAGCCGCAAACCACCACAGGCCGCAAGTCGGTAAAAACCATGAACCGCAACGGCCGTGTAAACGGTTATTGCGACGGTGTAACCGAGCACAAGTTAAGCGTGACTGCCGCCATTCCGCTCGACGGCCGCGCCGTGGATTGGGACAACATCACCAAAGCCAAAATTACCATCTACCCCATCAACCAAGACGATAAGCGTACCTCTTATCTCGACTGCTTTACCGTGGAAACCAGCGAGCAATACGAGACCGACAACGAGGCGCGTATCGATATCGAGATGGTGGCACTGCACAAAATCACGGAGTAACGCCGCGTGAAACACGAGATTGATTTGGTGTGGGGCCTGCCCTTGCCGGGCGGCGGTGTGGCCAAACGTGCCGCATTGCGGCCGCTGACTATCGGCGGCGAACTGCGCGCGCAGGCGGCGTTGGAAGATATGGATTGGGGCGAAGCGGAAACCGAAAGCGGCAAGGCCCGCGCCCTGATGGTAGAAACCTTGGCTTATTGGGCGCAGCAGCTTACCGTTGAGGGCATCGCCCCCAACCAGCTAACCGCCGAATACCTAGCGGAAAACCTGACCGGCGAAGACTACGGCATCATCTTGGCCGCGCAGGACGACCTGCGGGCAAAATACACCGCCGCTGGGGCAAACCCCGGGAACACCACGGCGGCCGCCGAAAGACCGAGTCCCGAAGCTACCGAAACTGCCACCGCAATTACCGACAATCCGTCATCTTGATGGCCAAAGCGGGTATATCCGCCGATGCCGTGGCCGGTATGTGCCACGCCGAGCTGGTGGCTTGGTTTGGAGACATCTTGGACAGCTTAGGCGTTAAAAAGCCCACGGATGACGGAGTGATTATCTCGAGGCGGTTGCCTAAACCGAAGGGATAATCTAAATACCGTCTGAAACTTAGATTTCAGGCGGTATTGCTATTTACACACATTGTAATTAACATATTTTCCCTTTCTATATATAAAAAGGGGAATATTTTGGTGTGGTTAATGTTAATTTGGTTTGTATTCTTTTTTGGCGTGGTAGCTATAATCAAACAGGTGCAAAGAAATAAAAAAACAGCATTTGAAAAAGAAAGACAAGCATTAATTGAACAGCATCGACAGCAAGAAAAAGAAAGACTGGAGAGAATAAGGCAAAGAAAAATTGAAGAAGAGAAGCGGCTGCATACACTTAAGGGGTTTATGCGAGAAGTGCATGATTGTCATCAATACGCGAAAACGACAGCAGGTGATTACTTTAAAAAAAGCCAATCAAGCAGGTTATCTATAGATGACAGAAACAGAATGATCTTATGGGAATCTTTGGAAATATGCTTGATTAGTGATAACCCTAAAACCATTCAATCAAGATCAAGCGTAATGAATGACATTTTAAAGGATATGAAATATCCACACATTCCGATTGGTGATAAAGAAATTAGGTTGGTAAATACAAGGCATTACATGGTTTATATAGAGCATTTAAATTTTAAAATAACCACCTATAAAACCGATAGGTCAAAAGAAAAAGCTAGAAATGAAATCCAACAGGTAATTAAAGATGCCTTGAATGATGAGTTTATTTATCAAGGTGCATTTAAAGAATTTTTAAACAATCAGGCTTGAAGCCTCTTAAATCCCGATTCAAACAGCCTTTAAACCATAATTAACCGTGAGTTAATGTGAGTTTAAAGGCTGTTTTTTTATGGCAAACGGATTGATGAAATTGGTGTTGTCGCTGACCGGGCGGGATGACGGCGCAAAGCGGCTTTTGGCCGAAACCGAGCGGCAATTGCAGCGCACGGCCACATCGCGTATGAAAATGGCTCGGGCGCATAAACCTTATGAAATAACAGGTATCCGCTCTGAAAAGGCGATACAGCGTGAAATCAAACTGACCGAGGCGGCATACAACCGCCTTAAACGCAGCGGCACGGCTACACAAAACGATTTGGCGCGTGCGACGAAAGCACATAAACAACGCATTGCTGAATTAAATGCAGAGTTGGGTAAAAGCTCGAAACTGCAAAAAGGTATGGCTATCGGCGGCACCGCACTTGCTGCGGGTACGGCAGCCTATGCCGCGCTTAAGCCTGCAATGGATAGCGCCAAGCAGATGGATGCCAATATCGGGCAAGTTGCGCGTAACGCATTTATCGCCGACTCGGATAAATCTGCCGAATGGATTGCCACATCGGGTAAGGCTCAAGTGCGGTCGCTTATCGACGAGTGGGTAAGCAAGTACGGGGGCAATGCCGATGCGGCGGCGCAATTTATAAATGCGCAAATGGCACAAGGTTTATCGTTTGAGCAAATCAAAAACGACCAAGGCCGAGGATATCTAACCATGACCGCGACGTCGCAAAACGGCCATTACGACTATAACGGGGTGGCATCGCTCTATAAGACGTTTACCGATCAAGGACTAACCGGCGACAAGCTAGCCCGCGCCGTTGAAAAAACCATTCAATCAGGCTTGGACGGTAAATTTGAAATTGATGACGTGGTGCGTGAGGCTCCCGGTTTGTTTGCAAGCATGGGTAAAGCAGGTATGACCGCCGACAAAGATATCGACTACATGCTGGCATGGATGCAGTCCGGTGCCAATAAGGCGGCAACAACCAGCGAAGCGGCCAACAATATTAATAATGCTTTGGCCAAAGTGGTGTCGTCTCAAACCGGCAAAAACGTCCAAAAACATTTGGGGCTGGATTGGCGTAAAGAGGTTTTGGCAGGCCAAGGCAAAGGCGAAAACTCGATAGAAGTGTTGGCGAGACTGATTAATACGCATTTGGACAAAAACAAAGAGTATCAAAGCTATTTAAGTAAAGCCAAAGCGGGGGATGCTAATGCTGCGGTGCAGGCCGAAACGATCCGCCGTGAATTGGTTGCAGAAATATTTCCCGACTTGCAGGCGCAAAGCGGGTTGATTGCGGCAATGGACTTTAAACAAATGCAGGATTACCAAGCCAAAACACGGGCAACCGATGATGGTAAGGTCGATAAGCTCAATCAGGCGCGTATGTTGGATGCTGCTGCCCAACAAGAGCAGGCCGATTCTCTTAAAGTGTTACGCCAAGACCCTCAAAAATTCATCGAGGCCGAAACGGCATTCAAACAACTGACTGCTGAATTTCCCAGCGCAACCTTAGCCCTGCAAACGCTTGCTGCTGCCGCAATGGCTGCGGCGGCGGCTCAAGGCTTAATGGGTGTGTTGGGTGGTGGCGGTTTGGGCGGCGGTGCGGCGGCGGTTGGCACAGCCGCACGCTTCGGCCTTGTCGGTATTGGTGCTGCTGCGGGCGGTTTGGGTTTATGGGATGCCAACAGCCGCATCAACCGCAATGAGGGTAAGGGATTTACAGAGGGCGGCCTAAACAGCCGCGCGGCGGGATATGCCGAGTCTGCTTTAAGCGGCGCGGCTTTGGGTGCGGCCGTCGGCTCGATTATCCCCGGTATCGGCACGGCCATCGGTGCTGCGATTGGTGGCGGTGGCGGCTTGCTAATGGCTGCTATTACCGATGCGTGGAAAGAAAACCCGCCGCCCAAACCTGCGGGCATGGCTGCCGAACCCTTGCAACCATTGCGCCCGCTCGAACCCCTTAAACCCGCCGAACCGCTTGCGCCCGTTATTACCCAGCAAACCGCGGCTTACCAAGCTGCGATTATCGAGCAGACGGCGCAATACCAAGCCGCGCTGAATGCCGAGACGGCGGCGGTAACGGGCGGGCTGAATCAAATTAACAGCACACTGGCGGCGGCCAACCAAACCATCAACAACAATATGACGATAACGCTCGACGGGCGCGTGATTGCCCACGAGGTATCGCGGTATCAAGTGGCCATGTTCGGCCGTGGAGCGGGTCAATGAGCGGATGGCATACCTTATTGCAGGACGCATCTTACAAGGGCGTCGGCTTTGATATTGAGGCGGTGGACGAGAGCAACGGCAAGGCTTTGGCCGAGCATGCGCGGCCGTTTGTGCAGGGTATCGACCTCGAAGACATGGGCACGACCGGGCGGCAGGTGCAGATTAATGCGGTGTTTTGGGGCAAGGGCTATGCAGGCCGTCTGAAAAAGCTGCTGGATGCGCTGGAGCAGCCGGGCGGCGGCGTGCTGGTGCACCCTGTTTGGGGGCGGATGCACAACATGATTGCAGCATCATGGAGCTACCGCCATGAGGCTGATTATGTGGATTATGCCGGCATCGATATTACTTTCCGCGAGGCGGCCGAAGCGCAGGAAATCTTTGTATTTGAAAACGCCTTTTTGGTCGAGCTTGAGGCGTTGATTGCCGATATCGACACCTACCGCGAGGCGGCTATCGGCTTTATTGATGCGGTGTTGGCGGTGGATGCGGGCGTATCGGCTTTATGGGGCAGCGCGTTGGGCATTTGGAGTGCGGCATCAGGTACGTTTAGCGCGGTGCGCCGTTTGTTTGATTTGGACAAAATCGCCTTTCCTGATCGGGGCGGATACAGCGCAGCGGCGTTTAAAAGCGGCTCGGCCAAGCTGTTTGCCGATATGGCGGTTATGGTGGATACCGGCATACGCCGTGAGGCGGGTTTGGCCGATAATGCCATGCACCATGCCGGCTGGTCGCCGCGGCAGCGGTTTGACGGGGCTGCGGGTGTTGCCGACCGTGCCGCCGCTATCCCTGATAATTTGCTTACCGGCCGCTTTTCAGACGGCCTGCAAAACCGCCTGAACCGTTTAACCGCCAAACAAGTGCAGCCGGTAGCGCAGGCGGTGCGCCTGTTATCGACGGCATCGCTGTTGTCGGTGGCAACGGCATTAATCGAGGCGCACGGCGAAGAGATGACCGCGCCCGATTTGATTGAGGTTAACCGCGCCATGCGCCGCCGTATGCAGGCCGAGATTGCCGCCTTGCGGGCGGTGCAGACGGCTGCTGCCGAGTCCGGCACTCTGACGGCCAACGCCGTGTATACCGAGGCTTACCAAACGGCAGAATCCCTGCGCGCGGCGGCAGGCCGTCTGAATGCGTTGGTTGCGGCGGCCATCAACCAAAAGCCGCCGCTGATTGTGCGCCAAGCCCCAATCAACGGCACGATACACCAAATCGCCCATGAGTTTTACGGCGATATCAGCCGCGCAGCAGAGCTGGTGCGGCTCAATCCCCATATCCACCACCCCGCGTTTATCAAGCGCGGCACTTTGGTCAACAGCTATGCAAAATAATTCATACGGTTATGCCGTGTCGGTGCGCGTGGGCGGTAAAGAGCACCGCCACTGGGAGCGCTACGACATCGACAGCGACTTTTTAATCCCTGCCGACAGCTTCGATTTTGCCATCGGCAGGTCGGGGCCGGAGGCGGCCATACCCGATTTAAGCGGAGAGAGCTGCGAGGTAGTGATAGACGGGCAAACCGTGATGACGGGCATCATCGGCAGCCAGCGCCACGGCAAAAGCAAGAGCAGCCGCGAGTTGAGCTTGAGCGGGCGTGATTTGGCCGGTTTTTTGGTGGATTGCTCCGCGCCGCAGCTCAATGTAAAGGGCATGACGGTATTGGATGCAGCCAAAAAGCTGGCCGCGCCGTGGCCGCAGATTAAGGCGGTGGTACTCAAAGCGGAAAACAACCCCGCTTTGGACAAAATCGACATCGAGCCGGGCGAAACCGTATGGCAGGCGTTAACCCATATTGCCAACTCGGTCGGGCTGCATCCGTGGCTGGAGCCGGACGGCACGTTGGTGGTGGGCGGTGCGGATTACAGCAGCCCGCCGGTGGCGACATTGTGCTGGAGCCGCACCGATGCCCGCCGCAATATCGAGCGCATGGATATTGAGTGGGATACCGACAACCGCTTTTCCGAGGTTACTTTTTTGGCGCAATCGCACGGCCGCAGCGGCGACAGCGCCAAACACAATTTAAAGTGGGTGTACAAAGACCCGACCATGACGCTGCACCGCCCCAAAACGGTGGTGGTGTCCGATGCCGACAATTTGGCCGCATTGCAAAAGCAGGCTAAAAAGCAGCTGGCCGACTGGCGGCTGGAGGGATTCACGCTCACGATAACCGTGGGCGGCCATAAAACCCGCGACGGCGTATTGTGGCAACCCGGCCAGCGTGTGCATGTGATCGACGACGAGCACGGTATCGATGCGGTGTTTTTTCTGATGGGGCGGCGGTTTATGTTGTCGCGCATGGACGGCACCCAAACCGAGCTGCGGCTCAAAGAGGACGGCATTTGGACACCCGACGCTTACCCCAAAAAAGCCGAGGCGGCGCGCAAGCGCAAAGGTAAGCGCAAAGGCGTGAGCCATAAGGGCAAAAAAGGCGGCAGAAAGCAAACGGAAACGGCGGTGTTTGAATGATTTTGAGTAAATTGGCTAAAAAAACGGCACAAACTGCTAAAAACATAGGCGAAACCCTGCGCGCGGCCTTTCGGGGCAAAATCACGCTGGTGGTGTCGTCCGAGCCGATACAGCGCGTGCAGTTGAGCGGCTTGGCCGACGAAAACCTGCAAGACCTTGAGCATTTGCAGGAATACGGCTTTGCCAGCCATCCCCCCGACGGAAGCGAAGCGGTAGTGATACCGCTAGGTGGTAATACATCGCACGGTGTGATTGTGTGCAGCCAGCACGGCAACTACCGCATCAAAAACCTTAAGCCCGGCGAGACGGCGATTTTTAACCATGAGGGTGCAAAAATCGTGATTAAGCAAGGCAAAATCATTGAGGCCCATTGCGACGTGTACCGGGTTAACTGCAAACAATACGAGGTTAATGCGGCCACGGATGCCAAATTTAACGCGCCGTTGGTGGAGACCAGTGCGGTGTTGACGGCTCAAGGCCAAATCAACGGCAACGGCGGCATGGCCGTCGAGGGCGGCAACGGCGCCACCTTTAGCGGCGATGTGAGTCAAACGGGCGGCAGTTTTAACACCGACGGCGACGTGGTGGCCGGCGATATATCCTTGCGCCAGCACCCGCATACCGACAGCATCGGCGGCAAAACCTCGTCGGCGAAACCAGCATAGACAAGCAGACCTTTGGCAGCCTTCGGGCTGCTTTTTTTGCGCCGGCGGGCTTGAAGCCCGTGTACTCCGTGAGGCCGTCTGAAAACGGCAAAATGCCAACATGGACAAAGAGCTAAACCCCGGCACCGGCGACTATACCGGCTGCACCGTCGATACGCTGCAAAATGCCGTGTACATCCGATTGATGACACCGTTGGGCAGCTGGTGGGCGGATAAAACGCTCGGCTCGCTGCTGCATTTGTTGCAGCGCAAAAAAGACCTGCAACGGGTCAGCCTGTTGGCCGAGCAATATGCCGATGAGGCACTGCAACCGATTGTTAAGAGCGGGCGTGCCGACAAGATTACCGTGCGCGCAGAGCAGCCGCACGACGGCCGCCTGATCCTGCATATCCGGGTGGATACGGCGGCGGGCGGGTTTGACTACCGCCACGAAGTGCCCGTGATTTAAAGAGGTTTTAAACGTGTTTGAAACGCCGACATTTGAGCAAATCCGCGAGCGTATCCTGCGCGATACCAAAAGCCTGTGGCCGGATGCCGATATCAGCCCCGACAGCGACCATTATGTGCACGCCAGTCGTTTGGCCAGCTGCGCAGAAGGGCAATACGCGCATCAAAGCTGGATTGCGCGGCAGATTTTCCCCGATACGGCCGACCGCGAGTATTTGGAGCGGCATGCCTCCATGCGCGGACTGCGGCGGCGCAATCCTACCACGGCCAGCGGCACGCTGACCGTAAGCGGCATTGCCCAATCCGTGCTTTCAGACGGCCTGCAAGTGCGTATCGGCCAGCGTTTTTACCGCACTACCGCCCGCGCCGTTATCGGCAGCGGCGGCACGGCGGAAATACCGGCAATCGCCGAAGAGCCGGGCGCGGCCGCCAATGTGCGCGACGGCGAGGCTCAACTGATGGCCGCCCCCGCCGGTGTGGCCACCGAATGCCGCCTTACCGTGCAAGGCGGCACTGACCGCGAAAATGATGCCTCGCTGCTGGCGCGGCTGTTGGAAATCATCCGCCGACCGCCCGCAGGCGGCAACCGTTACGACTATAAAAACTGGGCGTTGAGTGTTGACGGCGTAACCAGCGCATATGTTTATCCGCTGCGCCGCGGCTTGGGCACGGTGGATATTGCGATTACCTCCGCCGACGGTGTGCCGTCGGAAGAAACCGTGCGCCGCGTGCAGGCTTATATCGACGAGATGCGCCCGGTAACAGCAAAAAATGCGCTGGTACTCAAGCCAACCGTAACGGCGGTGCCTGTTACCGTGCAAGTCAAGCTCGACGGCATCGACTTGGACGAGGCCAAACGCCGCATACAGACGGCCCTAAAAGAATATTTCGACACCCTGATCCCCGGCGACGGCCTGACTGTGTCGCAAATCGAGGCGGCTATCAGCAATGTAGAAGGTGTGATCGACCGCCGTCTGACTGCGCCGACGGCCAACCGTGCCGCCGATACGGTTAACCGCATCGAGTGGTTTAAAGCGGGTGCGATTAATGTAACGGAGATGCCGTCATGAGCTATCAAGACATCTTGCGCGGACTGTTGCCCCCCGTGTCGTATGCCCGCAATGCCCCGCGTGTGCGGGCGCAGGCAGAAATAGACGGCGCAGCGCTGGATGCGGTGGCGGAATCGGCTCAAAGCGTTGCCGATGCCGTCGACCCGCGCAGCGCCGGCCAAATGCTGGCCGATTGGGAGCGCGTATTAGGTTTGGACGGTACGGGCAAAAACCGCCAGCGCCGTGTGTTGGCTGTTATGGCCAAACTAAACGAAACAGGCGGCTTGAGTATCCCTTATTTTGTGCGTTTGGCCGAGGCGGCGGGCTATCAAATCGAAATTGACGAACCGCAGCCGTTCCGCGCCGGTGTCAACCGTGCGGGCGACCGCCTCGCGCCGCAGGAAATCATGTGGGTGTGGCACGTTAACGTGCGCGGAGGCAACAACCGCATTACCCGATTCCGCGCCGGTATCTCGGCGGCGGGCGACAGGTTGACCGATTACGGCGATGCCGTGATTGAGGCCGTTATCCAAGATTTAAAACCCGCACATACCGCAGTGCGATTTACTTATGAGGCATAGACAATGCACGCTATCGATACCCCCGATAAACAGTTTAAAGACGGCAACGGTACCAGCGAACTGGGTACCATCCTGCCCGCATGGTGGCTCAATCAGATTCAGGCCGAGCTGTTGGCCGTGCTGACGGCTGCCAATATCCAGCCGAATAAAGCCAAAACCAATCAGATTGCCGATGCAATCAAACAGATATTTAGCGACGGCGTGGTTAATAGTTTGTCCGCCACCAATACGGACAAGCCTTTATCGGCCGCAATGGGGAAAAAATTAGCCGAAGAAAAAATACCAAATACCACACAAGACTTTATGCGTACATTGGGCGAGTTTAATCCCAGTAAAAGCGGATTTGTCCGTACAAACGGGGGTAGCCTGAACGGTAATAGTCTACCCAGCATGGAGATACATGTCGGTCATCCCAGCTATGCCAATGGTGCATACTCGCGCGGTATCGGGTTTGCCTACGGGACGAGCTGGGGCATCTACACAACCGCTTGGGACGCGACAGGTAACTACCGGGGATATAAGGAAATCCTAACCGAAGAAAACGGCGTGATGCTGACGGGCGACCAAACCATCAACGGAGGCAAAACCTTTGGCGAGATCTTAACTGCCGGGCGCAATAACCATTGGGGATTTTTGCGCAATCCGGTTGAGAGCGGGGGGCATTGGGTGTTTGAGACCAATCCCAAATCAAACTACGCCGACGGCAGTACCCTAAAAGTCAACATCAAATATGAGCAATCAAGCGGGCAAACCCGGTATATACATTTTCCGGAGTTGGGCAGTACCAACCACACGGTTGCATATCAAGATTGGGTGACAACCCGAATCAATGCTGCCACAGGTGGATTTGACAACAAAATAGAGCAGGCAGCACCTGCCGGTACGGTTGCCTACTTTGCCGGACGCAACGCCCCCGCAGGCTGGCTTAAAGCAAACGGTGCTGCCGTATCCCGAACGACATACGCCGGCCTGTTTGCCGCCATCGGCACAACATACGGAGCAGGTGACGGACGCACAACATTTAACCTGCCCGACCTGCGCGGCGAGTTTGTACGCGGCTGGGACGACGGCCGCAATATCGACCGTGGCCGTGCGGTGGGCAGTAACCAAAGCGACAATATAGCCGAGCACCGTCATGCAACAGGCTGGCGTGCAGGATCGAGAGGTAACGAGTTTGTGCTTTTGCGGTCGGCTTGGTCGGGTCAAAGCAATATAACGGCTGACGTAGTTGCCAAAGGCGGTGCGCAGATACCCGGGCATGATGAGCATTATGTGCATGTATCAGGCAGCACCTACGCCAACAGCAACGATACCTACGCGACATCAAGCACTTATTACGACAAACAGGGAGAGACTTACCCGCGTAACGTCGCCTTATTGGCCTGCATCAAGATTTAAGGCCGTCTGAAACCGTAGGGCAGGCATCCTTGCCCGCCCAAACAGAAACCCGAAAAGGAAAAAGGAATGACCCAAAACATCCAATGGACAAAACCCGTCTGCCAACTCGATTCAGACGGCCTGTATATCGGACAAACCGAAGCCGATTTAGACGTATATGCTCGCGACGGCAGCTACATTATCCCCGGCGGCTGCATCGACACCGAGCCGCCCGAAGCCCGAGACGGCCATGCCGCCCGCTGGACGGGCGAGGCGTGGGAGTACATACCCGACCATCGAGGACAAACAGCCTACCGTACCGCAGACGGCCAAGCCGTGATTGTAGATGCCGTTGGCGAGCTTTCAGACGGCTTAACGTTTGATGCCCCGCCGAGCCATTGGCACACATGGAGCGGCAAAAAATGGACGGTAAGTAAAGAAGACCAAGCCGAGCAGCTCAAGCAGGCGAAAGCGGCCAAGCTCGCCGCAATCAACCAAGCCGCCCAAGCCTGTATCGACCAAGCTGCGGGCTTGGACAAAGTGCCGCAGTTTGAAGTCGCAACGTGGACAATCCAAGCCCTAGAGGCTAAGGCATGGCACGCCGACAATGCCGCTGTCACGCCCACGCTGGATGCGATTGCGGACGCTCGCGGTATCCCAGCAGAAGCGCTTAAGCAAAAAGCTTATGAAAAGGCGGTTAAGTTTGAGATGTTGACCGCCCATATAGCCGGTTTGCGACAAGCCGCCGAAGACAAAATCTACGCTGCCAAAACCCCCGAAGATGTTGCCGCCGTGCAATGCGATTTTTGCACCACGCCGCCATCACAAACTACAACGACCGAGGTGGCAGATGAGTAATCGCAAGGTGTATTTAGCTTTGTATAAGGGCAAAAAAGAGGGCCGCGGCCTCAAAGTAAGATGGGCGCGGTTTAGAGATTGGTTGGTGCGTACCGTAACCCGCAGTCCATACAGCCATTGCGAGATAGCCGTAACAGTCCATCCTAAAACACTTTACACATGCTACTCCGCCAGCGCCCGCGATGGCGGCGTGCGCTGCAAAGTGATGGCGCTGCCGGCCGAAAAATGGGATTTAATCCCCTTGCCCAAAAGTTGTATCTCGTCCGCCGTCAGTTTATATGCCCGCACACAAGGCGCGCGTTATGACTGGTCGGGCGCAATCGGTACGGTACTCAAAACTCCGCACAGCAAAAGCCGCTGGTTTTGCAGTGAGTGGTGCGCCCAAGCCTTCGGCCTTATCAAGCCGTGGCGGTATTCTCCGCAAAAATTAGCGATGGCAGTAAAAGGAGATTGATGCAGATTTAAATAAAGATGATTCGAGGGACGGCGACGTTACGGTGCGGTAACACCGTAACGCCAGCCAAGCAGACCTAACCTGCATTGACTTCAAGGCCGCCTTGCTTGTACAAGCGGCGGAATTTTAACCTAAACGGAGTAAATGCAATATGGTTAATTACCGCGAGCTGCGCTGCTCACATTGCCACAAACTGTTGGCCAAAGGCAGCGGCAGCGTACAAATCAAATGCAGCAGATGCAAAACAATCAATACATTCAGTAAGTAACTATATCAGAATGCCTGAGAGCATCATTTTTTATTGACTATTTCAGAGCGCCAAAAGAGTGCCAGAGAGCAAGTAAATTATGATGCAAAAATACTACTCAAAGGCACCGCTTCCATTTGCAGGGCAAAAGCGCAATTTCATTAGGCACTATATCAACGTGCTGGATAATATACCCGGCAACGGCCAAGGTTGGACGATTGTCGATGTATTCGGAGGCAGCGGTTTACTGGCTCATGTAGCCAAGCGCGTCAAGCCCGCCGCCCGTGTCATCTATAACGATTACGACCACTACGCTGCCCGCGTAAAAGCCATCCCCGACATTAACCGCCTGCGCCGCCTGATCGCACAACATCTTGATGGTTTCCGCAAAAAACAACGCATACCTGATGATCTTAAGCAGGCCATTATCCAAGATATAGAGCGCTTCGACGGTTTCAAATGCCATGTAGTCGTTTCGTCTTGGTTCCTGTTCAGCGGCCGTCAAGCCGCAAGCTGGCAGCAGCTATATAAGGCCGAGTGGTATTACCAATTACCGATATTTGACTACCCCGTCGCCCGCCACTACTTAGACGGCTTGGAGATAACGCGGCAGTCTTATATAGACCTAATCCCACAATTTTCAGACAACCCGCAGGCGTTACTTGTGCTCGACCCGCCGTATTTATCCACCACGCAGGCCGCCTACGCACAAGCCAATCGCTTCGGCTTGGTGGACTATCTAAAGCTGGTAAGCCTAACCCGCCCGCCGTACCTGTTTTTCAGTTCCACCCGCTCCGAGTTTATCGACTACATCAATACGATCGTATCAATGCAGCTGGATAATTGGCAGGCATTCGACCAAGCCACACGCCTAACCGTGCAGGCAAAGTTAAGCAAGGATGCCTCGTATGAGGACAACTTGGTGTACAAGTTTTAAATACCAAAAACCCCGACTTTAATCGGGGTTTAAAACTTCCTTTGGCGGTTTTTTTGTCATGCCCCTAAATGCTACTGGATGACAAAAAAAATGCAAAGTAGTGACAAAACGCGCGCCGCCTTACAACAACTCAAAAAGGCCGTGAAGCATTAAAGCCTGTTTCAACACACAGCCACGCGAAGGTGGCTGAGCACATCGCAAATCGTCGGATTCACACGGCGGGCGTTTCAACACACAGCCACGCGAAGGTGGCTGACTATCAACCCTAATCAAACGGCGCCCGCGAAAATTAGTTTCAACACACAGCCACGCGAAGGTGGCTGAGCCGAAGACAACGCACCTTGTTCAAGACTTTGTGCCAGTTTCAACACACAGCCACGCGAAGGTGGCTGACTTGTCAACTATTTTTTTTTAATCAGTTATGGTTGTTTCAACACACAGCCACGCGAAGGTGGCTGAAGCCCTTTCCCCATCCCTTGTGTCACGCGGCTTCAAGTCATCATTTGCGCTAAACAGGTTGTAAAAAGGCCATGCCGAACTATATCACGGCTTATGCACTGGCAACGGTTTGAATCGCCAAACAAAAATACTTCGCTAATCTCGGTGTGTTTTGATGTGAACCGCAGGTTGGCGCGATATAGCCGTTTTCAGACGGCATCACTCTATAGTACATCGGTCATACTCGGGCTTGACCCGAATATCCCCTAAATTTGCTGAAACTCGAGATACTCGGGGCAAGCCCGAGTATGACGGTTTTGTTATTAAACTTAAGTGGATTAACTTATAGTTGCCAAACGAATCGAAACCTTTGCAAAACCTGCGTCTGCGGCTTTTAGAGTGAAGGCCGTCTGAAAAGCGGGTTTCAGACGGCCTCTATCCAAGCTAAGCAGAGATAAGGTTAGATTAACGGGGTGGCGGTTTCATCGGATAAAGCCGATGCGGGTGCATTCTGATAAGCATATTCGGCTTTTGCAGGCGGAGCGGCTTGTTTGCCGGCTTCGGCATTGCCGAGAACGGCCTCGAGTTTGCTGTTGATTCTGCTTTCGAGCAAATCGTGGCTCACGGTTTCGGTATCGAATGCGAATAATTTGACGGATACGTTTTTTTCACGGTTCAGCTGCCGCTTTATTTCTAATGTATCTGCGCTGTCCTTGAAGCCGATAACCCAGTCGGTTTGCCCGCCTGCGGCATAGGTGATTTTTTTGAATGTGAGGTCTTCGGGGGTGATGCCTTTGTCGAAGCGCACGATATTGTTGCCTTGTGCGTCGATCAGGGTATCTCTGCCGCCGTCTTTGCCGAAAACGTAGGTGTCGTTACCGGCTCCGCCATACAGCGTGTCGTTGCCTTTGCCGCCGTTTAGGGTGTCGTTGCCCTGCAAGCCGTGCAGCAGGTCGTTGCCGTTGCCGCCGATAAGCAGATTGCCGTTTACGTCGCCGAAGAGCATGCGGTCGCCGGTGTCGGGCAGGTCGCGCAGGGCGAATTTGATGGTGTGGGTGGCGTCGTCGCTGAGTGTGCGGTCGGGATAATAAGAATGGAAGGAAAATTGTATTTCAGCTTCATGGATGCCTTTGTTGGGGATGAAAACCAAATCTTCGCTGTCGGAAACGTGGAAAATATCCGATTTAACCCATTGGCGGATGCTGCCGTCTGAAGACATATACGCCAAGCGGCCTCCGGTGATTTTTTGGATATCGTAGCTGTGTTCGGGATGGGCATTGTTTGCGCCCACGCCGAAATCGGCGGCACTCAAGCGGTAGGCATTGTTGTTGTCGATGGTCAGGGTTTTGACATTGCCCTGTATGCCGATGATGTCTTGCAATTCCCACGGCTTGTAAGAACCTGTATCGAAAACAAAATTTTGAATGGCGGCATCATCGCTGTGGGCATTTTGGTTGTGGATAAGCAAAATGTCGCGGGTGCCTTTGATGCCGACTTTCCACACGTTGTCGATACTGCCGCTCGGCAATACATCTGCTTTGATTTCTAAATCTTGCGGGCGTAAACCTGCGCCGAAACGTACGGTGTTTTCGCCTTCGGGATCGTCAAGGGTTTCGATACCGGGAATGCGGTAATCGATAATGGTGTCGATGCCGTAGCCTTTGGTGAAAAAATAGGTGTCGTTGCCTTTGCCGCCGTATAGGGTGTCGTTGCCTTTGCCGCCGTCTAAGTAGTCATCGCCGTCGTTGCTGTCGCGCCAGTAAAGTCTGCCTTGGGCATTTTTTTCGGGGCGGGCATAAGTGCCACCTATCAGCCGGTCGTTGCCTGTGCCGCCGTATAGTTTGTCGCTGCCGTCGCCGCCGCGAACGTCGTCGTTGCCGCCCCTGCCGTCAATCACGTCGTTACCGCCGCCGCCGCGCAGCAGATTGGTTTGGGCGTTGCCGGTGAGTTTGTTGTTGCCGCTGTTGCCCGTGGCTCTTACGGCCTTCTCGCCGGTTAGGGTAAGGTTTTCGATATGTTCAGACAGGGTGTAGTCGGTGCTGCTGAATACGCTGTCGGTGCCTTGTCCGGCAAATTCAACAATTTTGTCGTTACGGTTGTCCACTTGGTAAACGTCGTGTCCGTTGCCGCCGAACATCACATCTGCTCCACTGCCGCCGTCCAAATAATCGTTGCCGCCGTTGCCGTATAAATAATCGCGGCCGCCGCCGCCCACCAAACGGTTGCGGTTTTCATTGCCGATAATCACGTTGCCCGCATCATTGCCTAAACCGTTGAGCGCGGTTTTGCCTACCAAAGAAAGATTTTCAACATTTTGCGGCAATGTGTAATGAACGGTGCTGTACACGGTATCGGTGCCTTGATCGGGTTTCTCGATCACGCGGTCGCCGGGGTGGGTAACGCGGAAAAAGTTGTTGCTTTCATCTCCGTACATCACACGGGGAGAACGGGCGGCAGATTCTGCTTTCAACGCCGATGCGCCGGCTTGGCCGTCTGTTGCGGTGCCTGAGGCCCGATTTTGTTTGCTGCTCAT